TTCCAGCAATGCTTCTTGGTAACCCACACCTTCAGTTGCTTGTATGTACGGTATGGTTTCAGCAAGTATAGGTTTTACAAGTGACTGGAACTCAGAAATTTGCTCTTGCGAAGCGTTTGTATGCGACTCGTAGTTACCACCGAAATCTCTAATGCTTGGTGTGCCGGTGGTAGGTACTACGTCGAATCCGTAGTAACTGCTTAACGCTGCTGCAGTATCTGCACCGCCGGTATTAGCGATTGTACTGAAAGCAGACCGAACTACATCTTTGTCTACACCTGTGCCACTCTTTAGCCCTTTTAGGTATTCGGAGCCACCCACTTCGGATAAGTATTCATCTGGGGTAAAACTTAGCTTTGCTTTAGGGGCTTGGTAGTAATTTCTTCCGCCACCTTCACCGCCTATCTCCATAGCCATTTCTCTGTAGAGAGCTTCTTTAGGATTTAGCGGGTCTATAACAGTGTTTCTAAACACCCTATCGTAGTAATCATCTACCTCGTCTACATCATCCACAGTGTCGTAGACATTCTTACTTGCTGCACCTAGCAAGGTGTCTTTATAACTCTGTATAGCACTTTTAGCAGATACGGGTTTGCCCCTGCTAGCTATCATAGAGTCCACTACAGACGCACGAGACGTATCCACGGGCTTAGGCGGTAGAGTTGTAGGTTCAGGTATAAACTCACCGCCACTTACAGGTTTACCTACTCTGTTTGGTGGTGTTACTGGTGCGGATATAGGCGCTCGTGATTTTAACGCAGGTGGTGCAGTCGAACCTATTACTGGCGTGGGCTTAGGCGCTACAGGTGTAGGAGGTGGTGTTGTCGCAACAGGTCGCTTAGTTCCCAAAGGACGCTTATCACCACGTTTTGCAGCGGTGCCTACCGGAGGGGGCGCAATCGGCGCAGTAGGTGTATACGCAGACCTAAGATTTGAGCCTATGGAGGTATAAACGCTTCCAACAGGTGCCACGGGTTGTGGTCTGGGTGTTACCGGCGGCGGGGGCGCAGGAGTTGGTAATCTAACTGGGTTTGGTCTAGCAATAATCCCGTCACGTCTAGGTGGTGCAGGAGGTGGAGCAGGAGGTGGAGCAGGTATAACTGGAGGGGGTGCTACGCTAACAGGTGCAGGGAACCCTCCTAATCCAAATCTACCAAGATTTCCAGCGGTGGGAATCTTACTAGGATCAAAGAAACCACCTAACCCAGAAAAATCTAAATTTATTGGGCCGAAGTTACCTCTCATCACTCTACCTCCAGCAGGCTAGCGACGACATGCAATCTGTTAGCTGTAGCAGCAGTGACTTTTATTATTTCCGATTCTTCTACCACTAGGGGTGCAGTAAGTAATTCTACTGTGGCGTTAGCACTAACAGCTTTGACCTTAAACAAACTGAACACCGCAGCGGAAGCATCGGTAATCGTTACTGTTATAGTATCTGCGTTACCCGAATCTTCGGACACAAGAATAGATTTCACAATAGCAGTACGTGCTGTTGGGCACGTATACAGCGTGGTAGCAGTAGTAGCTGTTAAATCTACTTTTGCATTTTTATACTGATTAGCCAAGGAACCATGCCTGTGCTTGAGCTTCTGGCGCTGCGGATAGCTCTCGTATGCCTTCGTCTAGCTGCCTGAAATAAAGACGCAATGCGTTGTTAAACAGTTCAAACGAAGCTGGTGTGTACTCTCTTGGGGGGTCAGGAAGTCTTGGAGCTACAAAATTATAGGTAGGCATTACCTTCTCCCATCCGCTCTTATGTCTAGTCTAGGGGCACCCAACTGCCACTTTACACCTAAACTATCAGACTGAACTTTTATAGAGAGCTGTCGCCCTCTTACTCTAGTATTCACCTGTGTGGTGTATTTTTCTACAGGCACCGTAGCAGATCTTGTGACAGTGCCGCTGCTAGAACCACCTTCAGACAATGGATCGTTTCGCCCAGAGCCAGATGACTGTAAAGGAAGTAGCTCAAACGTAGCCGCAGGGCTTTCGGCAGTAGACCCTTCAAACGTAATATCAGGTAGTAGACGCCTAATAAACGAAAACTTGTCTCCGTCGTCTATGTCAAACTCGCCCGATGTTATAAACGCGGTTATAGCAGAGCCAGTGCTACCCTCGTTGTTGTCTAGCCCGTCTTCATGTGTGACTAGGTTGTTACTATAAGTAGCAGCAACAGGAAACTGACGTATGCCAGTATCTAGCCAAGCAGACCTAGCTAGACTGCCAAAGTACCAAATGTTCTGTTCATAGTTGTATATGACGTACTTATCTATTGTGGTCGATGTGCCAGAGCAATAGAACCACCATATCTCGTTAAACCCTTCGTTCGATCCAGCAAATACCTGCTCTATCTGTTCATGGTTTATGTCAGTAAATACGTGGCGTTTTACTGTGCAGGGTAAGTTCTTAACGCTACCGTCGTATAGATAGAAAGAGTCCAACCCCATCCAGTAAGTTACGCCATCGGAAAACACCGCCGCGTTCTGTGATGCTATAGATAAGTTAGTAGATAGTAGCTGCGAACCCCACACTATGGTGCCGCCAACGTACTGCAAGGCATACAGAGCAGAATCGGTAAACACAAGAATCTCTTGACGTGCCTGTAGTGCGCCTATTATCTCAGAACCTTGAGACAGCCTTAGATCACCAGCTTGATTAGTGGCACTAGGAGTCCAGTTAACAACATCTTCTTGGTCTGACCAACGTATTAACATTGGGTCTTGGGTAGATGTTCCTAACGTATTAGCCCCAAAACAAAACACAAACCGGCTTACGTCAGATACCAATATGAAGTTCTGTTTGGTTGGTGTGTTAGAAGCACCTGACAGAGCGGATAACTCTACTGCCCGTGTGGTAAGCCCGTTAGTGGCATCCCAGTAGTAGATACTGTTACCACGAGGGCCAAACACTAAGTCCTCTCCAAAATTAGATTGGCTCCATAGCCTCAATGAATCCGTAGACACAGCTCCGTTACCCCATGTGCCTTCGCTCCACCCACCAGCACCCCAGCCAACTAATGGTACGGCAAACTCTGGGCCTACGTTCAGTTGATATTTTGCTGTTACAGAACCGCCGCCAGTGGCAGAAGATGAGGCTGCACTGCTTGATTCTATGGTGTATGTGTTGCCAGTAGAGTACGTTATCTGAAACTCGCCATTTAAGGTTAGTCCGCCTACAGCGGAAGCTCCGCTGAACGTAACAAAATCACCGTTTACGTAACCCCCATTGGCATCTGTAACCGTCACCGTGGTAGACCCAGAAACAGTCGTAAAAGGGTCAGTAAGAGACACGCCAGACGGCGTACGTTCAGGTGTTATATCGAAGTAGACTCCACCCTTTTCTATATACATTTTAAGGTTTGTACCTACGCCGAGCAGCTTCTGTCCTTCTAGGGTTACCCAGTTAAACAGTGCACGCGCAACACCTAAGAACGTATTAGAAGATATACGCTGCCACCCACCTATTTTTTCAGGGTAGCCTGCACGAAAACGTATTTTATCGCAGTCAGCCCAGCCTTCTTCATCCACATAACGTGTAACTTCTTTGTTTACACCGGGACGTAAAACCAGCTTACGCAAAGCCATTATCTATACTCACCTGTGCGTATAAGCTCAGTGACTTCTATTGCACGATCACCCACCTGACTTGCCCACCTGCTATCCATAAACTCATCAGCAGCTATATCGTACTGTTCACGAGACATGGCTTCTAGGGCTTTGACAAATCCGCGCAATCTGGTCAGACCAAGGTTGAAGCACAGGTTTATCATGGCATCTCGTCTGGGTTGAGTAAGATCTTCATACCAGTCATAGGCAGCGGCTAGTTCTTCATCACAACGCTTTATATCGTTTGACAGCAGATATTCGATCTCATCGTCAGACAAACCGATACCACCATCTTCGTCAATGCAGCGCCCGACACCTATGGTGGTCTTGTCGGCTGTACACTGATAGGCGAAAGCCTTAACACCTTCGTGCCGCTTCAATGTATCTACTAACTGGCCCATGAACGTCACCATCTACTTTTCTCGTGCTACTTGATTGACCTTCTCGTAGCTTCTCATTGCTCCGAGACCTAACATCCCCATCATAACGGGCACAAGAAGTGTTGTATCTACCTCTGGCACATCCATCCAGATGCCCAGTACGTTGGCAATAATAGTGTTGTACAACAGCCCTACCGCACAGATCCAGCCGATGGCAGGTCGCCATCCAGCTACAAATAACGACTTATGTGCAGCTTCCATCTTGTTGATTTCAAGCTGGCCCTTGAGTGCTTCCTGCGCGTGGCGCTCTGACATCGTTGCGATCTCATGGGCCAAAGCGTTCTTCTGATCCTTGTCCTCGATGAACTTATCTAGCAATCCTGTAACCGGCCCGATTAGTTGTCCTACTAAACTCATTTACCATTTCCTCTTGTTACCCATGCACTAGCGCCAAAGAACGCCGCCACCAAACCTGCAATAGCCACGAAATAGACAGATGCAATATCTCCTAAGATAGCGGCGGCATGGTCTAAACCGACAAACGTGCAAACCACGATCAATGTCGGATAGAGCAACATCCCCCACAGAGCAAACCAAGCCATACCTCGCTGCGCGTTTGCCTTGTCTTGCTGAAGCCGAAGCTCTTGCAGTTGCTGACTTGTCTCTAGTTCGTCATCTGTGACCACACCATCACCATCTGTATCGTAGCTAGCGTACTCGCTGTTTGACTCTAACTTTTTTGCTGCCATATCAGTCCCAGAACTTCGCATTAGGGTTTGCATACTTAGGTACACAGTACGCCGTCACGTTTTGCTGTG